GAACTCAAACCAAAACTAACTTTAGTACTGTGTCTAGCCAGCCTTAAATTCCAGTGGGAAAAAGAAATAAAGAAGTTCTCCGACAAGTCTCCATTAGTTATTGATGGAACAGCCGCTAAACGCCATAAACAATACGAACAAATGTTCGAACATGACTATGTAATCATGAACTATGAGCAAGTCGTAAATGATTGGGAATTTATTAAGAACGTTACTTTTGACGCCATGGTCTGTGATGAAGCAACCGCTATCAAAGGATTTCGGGCAAAACGAGCCAAAAAGGTAAAAGAACTAGCCAAGAAGGTAGAGATAAAGTTTGCTCTAACAGGCACCCCAATCGAGAACGGCAAGCCAGAAGAAATCTTTTCAATCATGCAATTTGTGGATTCCACAGTTCTCGGAAGATTCGACATCTTTGATAAAACATTCATCATTAGAAACTATTTTGGGGGTGTAGAGCGATACAGGAACTTACCTACGCTCCATCAGGTATTGACTAAACATGCTGTTCGTAAATCTCAGAAAGACGAGGATGTAAAGCCTTATCTTCCAGAAGCGGTTTATAGAGAACCTTTATTGGTTCCGTTAGACCGAGCATCCACTTCTCTGTACAAACACATAGCCACAGACCTCATTAATCTTTTAACTGAAGCCAGCGAACTGTTTGGTAAAAACTTTAGCGTAGCAGCACATTATGGGCAGAGTTTTGACCCTGGAGACCCAGCAAACCAAATGCGAGGAGAAATTATGTCCCGCATTGGTGCTTTGCGTATGCTTTGCTCCAGCCCACAAGTACTGCTAGATAGTTATGAAAACTTCCAAGCACACACAGGCAAAGGTAGTGCCTACATACACTCACTTGGAGACCTGCTACACACTATCTCCAAAACACCAAAACTTGATGCCGCAATGTCCTACTTGACAGAACACTTAGAGATAGACGATACTTACAAGGCTGTAGTATTTACTTCATACTTGCGGTCAGTAGATGAACTAGTAGAGCGACTAAACGCCAAAGGATTTGGGGCAGTTGCATACACTGGCGAAATGAACGCAGTAAAGAAAGAAGATGCTAAAGTAAAGTTTCAAACAAGGGCTCACATCCGTGTGCTAGTATCTAGCGATGCGGGCGGGTACGGCGTAGATTTGCCTCAAGCAAATCTTTTGCTAAACTATGACCAACCATGGTCTGCTGGACTTGCTGTTCAAAGAAACGGTAGGATTAACAGAACATCATCAGAATGGTCTACAATTACTATTCAAGACATTCTGATAAAAGATTCAATTGAACAAAGACAATTCGATATGCTTCAACAGAAGAAGTCCGTTGCAAATGCCGTCATAGATGGTGAAGGAATAAATTCTTCTGGAGGGGTTGACTTAACGGTAGGAAGTCTGATTAACTTCTTATCTAGTAAATGAAAGGGCTAAAAGTGGCTGAAAGAATCGAAGAAGAAGGTACCCGTTTTTCAAACCCTGACGACCTACAGTCTCAGGTACGTGAGTACGTCAAGTTGAAGGAAAGCATGTCTTTCATGGAGGCCCGTCAAAAGGAACTGCGTGAAAAGATTTTTGGCAACATCGATACCGATGGCAATGAAGACACTGCTGGAAGTTTAAGCATCTATCTTGATGAGCCAATTGGTGATTACCAACGTGTACAGAAAACCCGTCGTGCAAAGCGTGCTCTAAACGAAGAGACCGCTGACCGTATCATCGCAGAGACAGGCATCGCTGATGATGTTTACGAAATGAAGCGTGTCATCAACGAAGGTGCTCTAATGGCTGCGTATTACGAAGAGCGTATTACCGAGGAACAACTTGATGAGATGTTCCCTACCAAGGTAATCTGGGCACTAGACATTCTAAAGAAGTAGTAGATGCCAGGGCTACGTTCGGAAAAAGATATCCTCAAAGCGTTTGAGGGTCTTGACCGTGCACCTGGGTCTAAGAAACCACGCAGAGAGCCAACTGAAAAGGCTGTTAAGCGTAAGAAACAAATCTTGGGCGAGTCAAATGGTTGGGATGAAAACCCACTCATTAAACTCGTCAAAGGGGTAGAGACAGAACTCTTTACAATTAGTGCGTTAGCACAAGCACTAGAGAAAGAAATTGTCACTATTCGCCTATGGGAGAAAAAGGGTTACATTCCTGGGGCTCCCTACCGTTTGCGTTCTAAAGAACTTAATGGTAAAAAGGTGTTAGGTAATCGTGTTTATACACGAGACCTAATCCTGATTGCCATTGAAGAGTTTCAACGACGTGGACTTTTAGGCACTGCTCGTGTAGAGTGGAAAAAGCACCAAGGTCTTACCAATGACATTGTTCGTCGTTGGAAAGATGCAACAAATCAAACCGATTAAAACCAATTAATACCGATAAGGAAAATACCATTATGGTAAATGAACCATCAGTTAACGCCGACAACTACTTTGTTGACGAAAACGAAAACATCCCTGCAAAGCACGGCACGACTGTACAGTCTGGCTGGGATATTGCAGACAAGTTCCTCAAGCCGAAGAAGGAATCAGGGGCTTACCCTACAGACTTCAAGATTGCGGAACAGCCTAAGTTAGTTCGTTTCTTGGACGATGCACCGTTCATGATTTACGAACAGCACTGGATTAACCGCACCGAAGGTAAGCGTTCATTCGTCTGCCTCGGCGAGGACTGCCCACTATGTACCATTGCTGGTGACCAGCCTCGTCCACGTTTCGTGTTCAACGTCCTAGTTCTAACTGACGAAGAGCCAAACGTACAAATCCTATCCGCAACACCTACTTTGGCTAAGATTCTTCGTTCGAAGAATGATGACCCAAAGTTTGGCCCATTGACTAAGTTCTATTGGGCAATGTCTCGTCAAGGCACAGCAACTACAACTCAATACATCGTTGAGCGTGTAAAGGCTATGGACCTTGCAGAGGAGTGGGAACTAGACGTAGAGGAAATTGAATCTGCTATTGCAACAGCAATCAAGTTCGATGACTCAGCAGTGTACGTTAGCCCCCGTGAAGAACTGCTGAAACTTGCTCGTCAACTAGTTTCCTAATCCACTCCACTATTGTGAGGGGCGAGACTTCTTTCCTTTCTCGGTCTCGCCTCTCACACTACTTTTATCAGGGCTAAAATGAATATCATTACAACTGTTGAACAGTTACAAGAATTTGTAGAGTATTACTCTAAGGTTGATGCGTTTGCATTTGACGTAGAAACAATTGGCGAAAATCGCTTATACCCAGTCATCAACGATGTCTGCTGGATTTCTTTTGCGACTGAAGGTCGCACAGATGTCATTCCTATGGGCCACCCTAATGGCGAACTGGATGGCTATGACAAGCCACTTCTTATTGACGGTAAGCGTCGCCTTTTAGAAGGCAAAGAAATTACTGACGCCCATTACAGCAAAGACCAGCGTAAATGGGTTCCACGCTTCAGCAAAGCCCCAGCACAATTAACTCCCCGCCAAGTTTTTGATGCTATTGAGCCGTTGATGTTTAGCAACAAACTAAAAGTTGCTCACAATGCAAAATTTGATTTGAAGTCAGTTGCAAAGTATTACAAAGGCCGTGTACCAAGTAAGCCTTACTTCGACACTTTGACTGCCTCATTTATTATTAACAACCTAGCCGCAAAGATGGGCTTAGGTCTAAAAGACTGCGTTAAGCGTGAACTGGGCGTAGACATGGAAAAGGGCGTAGGTGAGAATGTTGCTTTACATTCTTTTGACTCTGTTGCTAACTACTCTGGTATTGATGCGGAACTAACTTGGAAACTTTACCAAGTTTTATCTGAAAAAATTACGGGCAACCTAACTAACGTTTGGCGTCTAGAAATGGACATCACGTCAGTACTTTGCGACATGGAACTAACTGGTGCTTACATTGACACCGCTATGTTAGACACCCTCGCAGAACAAATCAGTGAAGATAAAGAATCCGCTAAAGCAAAAGCATTTAAAGTTGCTGGCGAAGCGTTTGCAATTAATTCTGTTCAAGAGAAGCAGAGATTGCTCTTCACTGAAGTTAACGGTAAAGCACCTCGCTTAACCCCGTCAATCTACATCAACAAAAATATCAATAAGACTGTGTTAACAGATAAAGGCGTTGAAGCCGCTAAAGCCAAACAACCTGTTCTTGCTAGTCATTTTTCTACTGGTGCAGAAGCACTTGAGTATTACCGTGGCAAGGACGACCTAGTAGATGCTTTACTTGAGTACGCTGACTTGAACAAACTTATGACTACTTATGTAACCCCCTATAAAGGAGGCATGGTGGAACGTGAGACCAACGGCAAGAAGACTGTCGTAGAAAAACGGTCCTTACTTATCAACGGTCGTGTTCACACTAACTTCAAATCTCATGGTGCAGAGACTGGGCGTTTTTCATCGAGCGAGCCTAACCTACAGAACATTCCATCATCAGGTGATTACGGTAAATTGGTTCGTAACCTGTTTGTAGCACCTCCTGGGCATAAGTTAGTAGTTGCTGACTACTCCCAGATTGAGCCTCGTATTATTGCCGCATTTTCTAGAGACCCTAGACTTATAGATAACTACCTAAAAGGTGGGGATATTTACACCACAATCGGTGAGACTATGGGCGTAGACCGTAAGGCTGGTAAAGTGCTTGTTCTAGCCATCTCATACGGCGTAGGACCCGACAAAATCGCTTCTTTCCTAGAGTGCTCGGTTCAAGAGGCTAAAGACCTCCTGAAGCGTTTTGAGGCCGAATTTGCCTCTATTACTAAGTACAAAGACAGAGTAGTTAGAGAAGCCAAAAACAGCGGCAGCCTACCTTATGTAGAGACTATCTTCGGTCGCCGTAGGTACATCCCAGGACTAAGAAGCAATGACCGCATAGAACTCTCCCGTGCCGAACGTCAGGCG